CGCTTCGCCCGCCCCGTAGAAGGTGTCGGCGTCCAGGCCGTGCTGCCAGTCCACAATCGGCCCGACCGGGTACGGCCAGTCTTCCTGGCCGCGCAAGGTCCACGCATCGCCCGATCCGCCGCCTTGAAACTGGCGAATCGTCCAGTCGCCTTCGCCGCGCACGATGTCCTGGCGGAAGGGCGTCTTGCCCACCGTCCAGTGCACCTCGTACCACAGCACGCGCTCGTAGTCGTCGCCCTGCCAGAAGGCAACCACGTTGGCGGGATTGAGCGCAATCACACGCGGCGGCGCGTCGGAGCCTTCGTCGGGTGGCAATACGCGGGTGAAGACGTGCCCATCCAGCGCCCCGTGTTTGGCCAGCTTCAGCAAGAGCCGCGCCCCACCCGCCTTCAGCCAGGCCAGGTGCAACGCCTTTTCGGCGTCTGTCTCGCGCTGTTCGTCCAGCTCGATGGTCGGGAACGAGCCGGCCAGAAAGGAACACGTCCGGTCCACCGTCTGTTTGACCAGGTTGATGATCACGTTGTCGTCAACCTCGCCCGGCTTGACCTTGATCTGCTGCTTGTGGCGGCCCGCGTAATAGCGTGCAGCCAGCGCGTGCCGTTCCCGGCGCTGGGTCAGTTCGGTCTGGGCCGCTTCACGCAGGTCCTTGTCGTCCGGCGCGTACTCAAACGCCGCTGGCATGCTTGTCTCCCAGTTTCGTGAGCGCCGCCAGCGCGTCGCGCTGCTGTTCGAGCAGGGTGGCATCCGTCTTGCGCGCGTCGGTGTCGTGGGTCTGCATGAGTAAGAGCTGCTGCCCGGCGATGACCTTCAGCTCAATGAGCGCGTCGCGCATGGTGGTCAGCACGTTCACCCGCTCTTTTTCCAACGCGTTGGAGCTTTCGGCTTCAGTGATCGCCCGTTTGACGCGGGCCGGAAAGTATTCTTTGGTGAACCAGGGCCACACCTGGCGGGTGACGAACAGACCAATGCCGATCACCATGGCCCAGAGGAGGACCGCCGCGCCGATCTCCGTTGGTTTGATTGACAGGAGCCACTGGTCAAATGTCATGAGCAACACCGCCGCCGCCTTGAATCAAAAAACGCCCGACCACTCCCCGAAATAAAGGGGAATGGTCGGGCGCCTTACTCCCGACCGGCCAGTAGGTAGAACCTTGGCCTCGATAGCTGAGGGGAATTTTAGCGCAGTTGTTCTACGGCGTCAAGACAGGCGTTCTACTATTCGCCCCGCGTGCCTTCAAGCAGCCATGAGTACGTCGTGAAGTCAAAACGCGGTCCCAGGAGGTGCCTGATCTCCTGGCCCAAGTGCCGGCTTTGATAGCCGCACACCGTCATGATGGCTATGGCGATGCGCTCCATCGGCACGCCCAGCCGAGTCGCCGCCGTGCACATGCGGATGACAGTTTCCAGCTCGTCATCCGTCATGGCGCCGTCCACTAAGGCGCGTTCGCACAGCTCCTGGAAGTTCTTGTCGGTAATCTCTCCCACGTTGTCCTCCACTTTCTGCGGCAGAAGCGTCAGTCCTTAGTCGGACTAAGGCCGTAGTAGCTGCCGTCCGGCCCGCGCTCCATGTCATCGTATTTCTTCATCTCAATGTCGCGCTCAAGCTCTTCGACGCGGGCGCGCAGGGCGTCGCACTCGTCTGCGAGGGCGATCATTGCCAGGTGCTTGGCGTGGTGGTATTCACGCCACATATCGTCGGTCCGCGGAATATCGTAATCAGCGATAATCTGCCGCGCTTCATCCACCGCGTCACGTTGTTTGTCGTCCATCAGTTACCGTCCTGCCCTTTCCAGGGCCGCCGTGTTGGTCAGCGGCCTTCTCACCTTCCAGTTTGTCACGCGCCCGCACACGGCGCAAATAAAGCCGGTGACGACCACCCAGCCGCGTGAGGTCTGGACCACCAGCTCGCCGTCCTGGTTGGCCAGATCGACTTGTTCAGCTTTGCAGACAGGGCAGTGTACCGGCTTGGTGGCCATCTTATCCCCCGAAGAACACATTGGGCTGCACGGCCATCGTGCCCGTGTAGCCTGCCAGCATTTCGACTGTGCCCAGCGCGCTCATGGCCAGCGCCACGGCGGCGTCCACCTTGAGTGACGACAGCTCCTTGACGATGCGCTGCCCGCGCTCGTTCGATTTGGTCAGCGCGTTGGTGACGTGCTCTTTGAGTTCCGGGTCGCCGTGGTGCGCCAGGTTGTTGCCCCAGATGAGCTGGTGCAAATGGGTGTCCGACTGGATGCGCCGCGAGGTCTGCGGGAATTCGACCATGACCACGCCCGCCTTGCGGCACATCTCGGCAATGGCCATCATCTGGAACGGGTCGAAGTACACCGCCGCCACCCGGTATTGCTGGTTTAGTCGGACTATCTCCGGGCCGATGGTTTCCGTGAGCTTGATGGGCTGGCCGTCGCCGGGCCGCCACACGCCGCAGTAGACGGTTTCCACCTTCTTCGTTTCGGCGTTCCAGGCCGTGCCCACCAGCGCGGTGCAGTCCGATTTCGTGGCCGCGTCCGCCGCCAGCACGATGCTGCGTTCATCCCCGGCGTGCAGCCCGCGCAAGGTCGGGTCGTACAGCTTCTCCCACTGGTCGGGCGTGCAGAAGGCATCGGCGCTGTGCACGCGGCGGTTCTCCCAGACTCTCAGGTATTCCGAGAGCCGCCCGGCGAAGGCGCGCTTCTGGTCGTCCAGAAACTCCTGGGTGTGCCAGGGCATCCGGCCCACATGATCCCAGTACACGAACGTCTTGCCCCCGCGCCAGCACGCGGGCTGCCCGTCGCCGTTGTCCAGGTGCGCCAGCTCGGGCACCGGTTCGACCATGCCGCTGTCCAGGAGGTCGTGCCAAAAGGTCGATTGCCCCTCGAAGCCCTGATACCCGGTGTAGAAGATGGTCGAATTCTCGCGCGTTGGCACCGGGCCGAACTCCGTCATCAGCCGCAACGAGCTTTCGTGCACGATGCCCCACGGCTCGTCCACCGTGGCCAGGCTGTGATTCGAGCCGGCCTCACCACGGTAGTCGGATGCGATAGCGCGGATCGTCGTGCCGTTGCCCAGCACGATCTCACTGCCGACTTTCTTCCAGTCGGTGTCTTTCATGAGCGGATTGCGTTCGAGTGAGCCTTCGATGTAGCGCCACACACGGGCGCGGGCGCCCTCGAAGTCATTGGCCAGCACGTATTGTTCGCCGGGCACATCGACGAACAGGCCGAAATACTGTTGCACGGCGGCGGCCAGCTCCGTCTTGCCCGTCTTCTTGGGCGTGGACCAGCAGATGCGGTTGTAGGGCAGCGGCCCGTCGCCCGCCGGGAAGATGTGGCGCAAGATGTCGCGCTGGTGGGGCATCCACGTCGCCAGCGTCGGCTTCTTTTTGTCGTACAGGTACAGCCCACCCGGGCTTGTCACCCAGTCGATGAAGTCAGGCCGCGCCATGGGCTTCTCTCCGCAATTCGCGCCGGGCGTGGTAGACCATGTCGATGGACACACCCAACAGGGCGCCGATCTGGCGTGCGGTCAGGCGCGATTCGGGATGGGCTTCCAGCCAGCGCCGCGCCTTCTTCTGGCCCGACGGCTGGGCTTGCCAAATCAGACGCACCTGGTCCAATCCATCGCGGTGAAAGTGCCAGCGGACGCGCTTGCGGCCCGGCCCGCGCCGCGCCATGGGGAGTTCGCCCCGTCGCCGCATCTCGCGGATCGTGTCCGGGTTCAGGCCCAGATAGGCCGCCGCCTGTTCGACGTTCAGCCACTCGTCGCCTTGTGGGTAGGGCGATCCGTGTTTGGCGTCGTAGAGCTGCACGGCATGGGTGACTGTGCCTGCGCAAAGCGTGCGCTTGAGGTGGCGTTCGATCTGCCGCCGCATCTCGTAGCGCGGCAGGTAGCGCCGTTCTGGGTCCGCCTCCAACCAGGCCAGGATGCGGTAGCGCGCCTTGTTGAGCTTGGGGTTGACGCCGCGCGCCTGCATGGCCTTGTACACGGTCTGGTGGCCGACGTGGATGCCGTCTTTGGCCAGCCGTCCCAGGGCGGCTTGCACCGTCAGGTGTTCCCATTCGCCGGGGTGGGCGCCCATCCATTCCAGCACCTTGATCCGGTCGGTCTTCTTGCCAAAGCGCCGCTCGATTTCCTGGCGGACAGTGCCCACATGCACGTAGCGCCGTTTGCTCACCACGACCGCCGGGATCACGCCGTCGCGCGCCCAGCCGTTGAGGGTCTGTGGGTCCACGTACAGCCGCTTGGCCGCCACCTGCACCCACACATACTCGCGCCCGTTGACCCGGATGGTGTCCGGGCGCTCACAAGCCTGCCGCCACGCACGCGGCAGGTCCATTTCTTCCAACGCGTTGGAGGTGTCAGTCATGCCGCATCTCCTTCAGCACTTCCGCCGCCAGCGTCTTGCCGACGCCCGCCGCCTTGGCAAGCTCACGGACACCCATCGTCCGCGCGGACGGGTTGGCCGTCACGAACTCGTGTACGCGCGCCCGCGCATCCGTGCGCCCACTCACTGTCCGCGCCGCAAGTAGGTGTCCGTTGTCCGTGTCCGTCCGGCTGTCCGCCGCGGACAGCGCGGACACTTGCGGACGGACGGACAGCATAGGGTTTGACCCTGCCACGCCCCACCCGGTGATGCGTTTGGCCCAGTCTTTGGCCGGGCCGGGCGGCACGCCGGTCGCCAGCGCCGCGTCACGCAGCGCCAGGAACTCCACTTCCGGCCCGACCTCACGCCAGCGCTGTTCGGTCAGGTCGCCGCC